GACAGCTAAGAACTGGCTATCATTTATGTGGTTTAGTACATCATCTGTAACTGCTGGTAAAAACTTATGTTATCATACTTCAGCCGTTGGTCTTGGTATCGGTGCTGATGTTTCAACAGAAGTTAACTATGTTCCAGAGAGAGTTTCTCATTTAACCACATCTATGATGTCTATGGGTGCTGTTGTTATTGATGACAATGGTGTCTATGAACTATTAGATAATAACAGTTAGGAGGTTTAAATGGCTTATAGTGCAAGTGGACTCTGTAGAATGGGTGGAGATTCAAATGGTAATATGTGGACCTACACTTCAGCAGATGCAATAGCTACTGTTAATACTAGTGGTTATTTTAATGATTCAGCAAATATGTTGAAAGTTCGTGATACTATTATTGTAAAAGATACAAACACACCAACTCAACATCATTGTATTGTTTTATCAAATACTGGTACTGTTGTAGATATTTCAGATGGTACTGTTATAGCTGAAACAGATGGCGACTAATTAGGAGTGGGGGGAGAAATCCCCCTAATCTAAATGGCAGTAACAAGTACAACAGCGACCACACCTATTGATGTATGTAACAGAGCTTTAGTTCTTATTGGAGCTTCACCTATGACATCATTTGAAGATGGTACGAATGAAGCACTTGTTGCTGTTAATTTATATGAAGATACAACACGCTCTGCTTTGGTAAATACAAGGTGGAGGTTTGCATCTAATCAATCAATACTTAATAGATTATCAGATGCACCAACTGGAAGATATGATTCGGCTTATGCAATACCTTCTAGTTCAATATATGTTCATACATTAACTGTAAACAAAAGTCCTATACAGTTTGATATATATGGTCGTACTGCATTTTGTGATGCAACAACGAATGATGAAGTTATTGCTGATTTTAGCTTTAGACAGACAGAAGTAAACTTTCCATCATATTTTACTCAAGCATTGGTATATGAATTAGCTGGACAGTTTGCATTAGGTATAGCACGTGATGAAGGTTTATCTAATATGATGTTTACAAATGCAAGGTTCTATATGCAAAAAGCTAGGACAATGGATAGTCAGCAACAAACAACAAGGAAACTTAATACAAGTAGATTTATAATAGAACGAAGGTCGTAAGCTGATGAAGATTCGTATTCCTCAAAATAACTTTGAGAGAGGAGAAATCAGTCCAGCTATGACAATGCGTACTGACTTGAATACTTATGTTCAAGGTGCAGAAGAAGTACGTAACTTATTTCTTTTAGCAGAAGGTGGAGTTAAAAGAAGAACTGGCTCAGAGTATGTAGCTACATTACAAGGCACACCGAATCTTTCTAATAGATTAGAACAAAGATTAGAACCATTCTTATTTAGTGATGATGAAAGATATATAATGGCATTTAGTAATGCACGAATAGATATCTTTAGAATCAATGCATCTACTGGAGCCATTACAACATTAACTGCTATTACGCAAGATACATCTAGTGCTTCCTTACCTTTTACACAAGCACGACTTGAGCGTATGACCATAACACAAAACGCTGATGTTATGTTTGTTGCTCACCCAGACTTTATGATACGAAAGATAACAAGAACAAGTGCTACTGCATTTGAAGTATCAACCTTTGCATTTGATGAAACAGATGCTAATGACCAGAAGTTTCAACCTTACTTTGCTTTTGCTCCAAGTGGAATGACATTAACACCAAGTGCAACAAGTGGTACTGGTATTACTTTAACAACGTCTGCAAACTATTTTGATTCAGCACACGTTGGTACAATTATGAGGTATCAAGGTAATGAGATACTTGTTACTGGATTTACAAGTGCAACAGTTGTAACTGGTAATGTAAGAAAAACTTTAGCTGGAACAACAGCTTCAACTAATTTTGATGAAGCAAGTTATTCTGACTACAGGGGATACCCACAGGCTATTACATTTCACGAAGATAGATTATGGTTAGGTGGTACGACAAGTCAACCAGATGCTATATGGTCTTCTAAAACTGGTGAGTATTTTAATTTTGACGTTGGCTCTGCAAGTGATTCAGATAGTATTCAGATTACTATTAATGTTGGTGAGTTTAATAACATACGTCATTTAACTGCCAATCGTGATTTACAAGTCTTTACTACAACATCTGAATTATATATACCATCTTTTGCTGATAAAGGTTTGACACCAACTAATGCACAAATAAGAAGACAAACACCTTATGGTGCTTCTTTTGTAAAGCCATTACCATTTGATGGTGCAACACTTTATGTAGAAAAAACTGGTAAGACAGTAAGAGAGTTTTTGTTTAGTGATAAGGAATCTGCTTATGTATCAACGCCTTTATCTTTGATATCATCTCATCTTATAAGCAATCCAACACAGACAGCATCAATTAAAGGTGCCTTTGATAGACCAGAACAATATGCATTTATAATTAATGATGATGGTACTATGGCTGTGTTTCATTCTATTCGTAATGAAGAAAAGGCTGGGTTTACTAAGTGGACTACAAATGGAAGATATCATTCAGTAGTTCCTATAGATGATAGAGTGTTTGTTGCTACAGTTAGAAACTTAGGTTCTGGTACAAATAGTTATGTATTAGAAGAACTAAAGACTACAGCTAAGTTAGATTGTTCTAAATCTTATACAGCTACGTCAACTGATAATGGAATATTTACAACATCAACACCTTTTGCAAATGGTGCATCACTAGCTGTTGTAGAAGGTAATAACTTTATTGGAACATTTACAATGGGTAGTAGTCAGATAAATGTTTCAGCAGTTAAATTAATTAATAGTGCAGAGATTGGATATAGTTTTACAAGCAGTTTAAAGACATTACCTATTGATGCAACTGTTACTGGTGGTCCATTAACTGGAGAACCAAGAGCGATAACAAGAGTTAACCTTGACTTGATATCTACTTTATCTGTATCAGTTAATACAATACCACTAATAATCCAGGGGGTTACTGATACTGTTACAAGTAGTGAAATGGTTTTTAATTCGTTTACAGGAAAGAAGGAGTTTAGATTGTTAGGTTATAGTCGTGACCCAAGAGTAGAGATAACACAAACAGCACCATTAGATTTACAGATAAATGGTATGATAGTAGAGGTGGCGTTCTAATGTGTGTTCCTCAAGCAATGATGTTAACAACTATGGTATCAACTGTTGCAAGTATAAGTGCTGGCAATGCTCAAGCAAGAGCTACACGTCAAGCTGGTTTATTGCGTAATGAACAAATAGAAAGAGATAAAGAGCTAGCTGACTTACAAGCAAAAGAAATGGAAGCTCAGAGATGGATTGATTATAATAGTTCTGTTTCTAATAATTTAGTTATGTCTGCGTTTGCTGGACGTTCTGCAACTGATGCTTCTAATATGGCATTAATGCAATCTAACTATCAAACAATACAAGATGACATAAGAAGTTTAACTATTCAAAAAGATGCAGTAAATAAAAAGTATAGAACAATGGCACAGATTAATTTAGTAGACACAACACAAAGAGCTAGTGCATCTGAACGTATGGGTCTGTTAACTGGTGTATCAACAATGGCTGAAGGCTTATACAAGATTAGAGAAATTGAATGATAAGAGAGAAAAGAAAATTTAGTAATCAACCAATCGGTATTGTTCAGCCAACAGAAGCAAGTGCTAGTGCTGAAACTTACAAAGCATTGGGTCAGATGGCAACAAGCATTGCTGGTAATTTATATAAGCAAGGTGTTCAAGAAGCTGAAGCAAGAGGTATTGCAGAAGCAGAACAAGTTGTACTGCCATCTATTGATGATGAAGGATACTTTAACACAATCGAATTACCTAATGCTGGAAGAATAAGACAACAAGCATTTGATAAGACATTAAAGTTTAAAATGGAAAAGGATATAGATAGAAAGTTACGTACTGTAATGACATCTTTATCTGCTGACCCAATGTTACAAGCTGACCCTCAAGCATTTACTGACCAATCCTCTATCAAATTAGAAGCTATTATAACAAATGCTACGCCAGAACTTAAAGCCTATACACAACAAATAGGTTCTAACTACCAAGCATTAGGTTTGTTAAAGGTACAAAAGAATCAATTTGCAGAACAAGCAAAGAAAACAAAACTGATGGTACAAGAAGAAGCTTTACTATCAGCTTCACAAATAGGTTTGTTATTACAACAAGGCTCACCAGACGAAGCTATGGCAATATATAAAGAGGTAGGAGAGTTCATAAATAATACAAATGAATTATCTGTACCAGATAAAAGAGAATACAAATCCTATATGAGAATAGAGTTCTTAAATGGTATGATTGCAAACCATACTAGAAGTATGAATAGACAACAGATGGAAGTATTTAAGAAAACGTTTTTAGGTGATAGAGCTAATTTACCAGAAGGCTTTAATGAAGTTATACAAGAGTTAGGTGTAAATGAACAAGATATAGATTCCATAGGAAGATATTTAAATCAATTAGTTGGTGTAGCTGACGAAGCTCCAAAGGCTATTCAATATGGAAACAAACCAGCAACAAGGCAAGGATTAGACACACTATTTGATTCTTCATTAAGTGATGAAGATTCTGGAACTATGGGTTCTTTTAATTGGCGTGACCCAAGATATAAAGGTTTAGTTGTTCAATATGGAGCAATACCTCAGAAGATGTTTAATCTTTTGGACTCTCTTGCTAAAGGCACAAGAGTAGATTCAGATGGTAGCACTGGCTATGAAGCTTATAAATTTTGGGAAAATATGGCAACAGAGATAGGTCCTAATGGTTTTATGCATTTTGACAATGATATATTTCCAAAGAACTTTGATACAAAAATGAGAGTAATGAGTCGATACTTAGATATTACTGATAATCAAGATATGTATAATAAAGTTTGGAGTGAAATGCATAACAATAAAATTGATTATCAAAGTATAGGAGTATCGTTGGGGTTAGATGGAACAACACAGATAGCAAAAACTGCTGTAAGAAAAGCAGTCAAAGGTCAGTTAGTAGAACACGGAACACCAATAGATATGACTTTTGATATGGCTGAAAAGTTTGTTGATGAAACAATAATGTTAATGCACGTATCACAAAGTGGTCAAGAAAATAGAAACCCAATGGATATTAATGATGCAATAGATTTAGTATCCGACAGTATGAATAACTTTTATAAACACGACGAATATATTGTAAGTAGTGGCGTAAGATTTACAGAGGAAGTTCAAGGACCATCTGGAAATATAAATGATGTTAACGTTGCAAACAACGGAACAACATTAACTGATACTGGTAGTGAAGTTAAGAAACTAACAAATGTAAGAAAAACAATGTTTGCATTAGATACTACTCTTCAACCAGATAGACATATAGGTGTTAAAGAATTGTTCTTAAGGCACGCTGAAAACTTAGCTATAGCAAATGGAGCTGATGAAGGCTCTGTTATGGGTGATGGTGTTTTATTAGAAGTAGATACTAACTCTTCATTGAGTAATGCACGTTATATGATAATGGCAAAACAAGATGGCACTATAATGCCATTAATGTATAAGAATACACAAGTACCAATCATTGTAACAACTGGTGATTTTATAAGAACAAGATATGCAACTAATCCTAATATACAAGAAGTGTTAAGTGAAAAAGCATTTACAATTCAAAAGAAACAAAAAAAAGGAAGAGATATAGTTGGTAACATATTAGGAGCTATAATAACTGGTGGTACAAGAATATTAAATCCTGTTCAAAATGAACAAAGAGAGTTTATTGCAGAGTCAGTATCAGATGGATTTCTAGGATTACAGTTACCATTTATAGAAAGCTCAGCAGATAAAGAAGTATTAAAACAGTTTGAAGCAAACAACTTTGATATGAGTACAGAGTTGCCAGATGATTTTTATGACACAACATTTAAACAGTTTACAGATGAATTTGATGCTGGTTTTTTTCAGAAGTTTAGTATTAAAAATGGTAGACCATCTTTCTCTGGCTTTGGTGCAATAGATAGAAACAACCCATTAAATATAAGATTAACTGATGATAAATGGGTTGGCAAGATGGATAGTCCTAGTGGTGAGTTTGAAGCTTTTGATTCTATGATAAATGGTTACAGAGCTGGACTTATTAACCTTAAGTCATATCAAAAACGTATGCCGAATATGAACTTATCTCAAATGATTAATACTTGGGCGCCACCTAAAGGCGTAAAGAATGATGGTACTCCATATACAAATCCAACATCTAATTATTTAAAGTTTGTAGTACAACAATCTAATGTGCAACCAGATACAGTAATAGATTTAGCAGATGAAG